AAAGTTAAGTTCTTTGTCTTGTCCATATTGGAAATCGAGGAAAAATACTAGACCAGAAGGCAAATTCATAGGTTGTACAGAAACAAATTCTTTAGAAGCGATTTGTCCAAATACTTTTCTAACCATTGGTAAAGCAACACCTGCCCACTGAGCACCTTGGCCTACATTAAATGTAGCTCCACCTTGGTCAGTTTGAGATTGCTCAACAACTAATTGCTTAGCTTGGTTTTCAAGTATCATAGACATATTGTTCTTATGAACTTCTGAACCTAAACCTTCTAATAGTCCTGTTTTTTCCCATTTGCCAGCTAATCTAGCGGCATCGCTCTGAAGGTTTTTCCAACCTTTTGCAGAGCTTTCTAAAAGAGAATTTAATTGACTCATTTTTTTAAGTTTTAATTTTAGTTATTAATTTATTTTATTTTAAACCTGCCAATTTTTGAAATCTAGACACCATAGGGTCAGTTGCAATAATTGGTTTTTTGTTTGATTTAAAGTTTCCAGTTGATTTGGAAGCTCTACCTAAAGATTCTTTAATTGGTGTTCTTTTTGACTTAAGTCCCTCACTTAATGTCTCGAAAATCAATTTTGATTCCTTAATGGTTGTAGCTTTATCAAATGAACTTAATACTTTAACTTTTTCATTTTCTGTTAAGCTTTTCGCTTTAAAGATCTTATTTGTGTAAAGTAATTTTGCGTTTAACAATCTTACTTCATTTAAGGTAGATCCTTGAGTTTCAATAGTAGCATATGCTTCTTTTAATTCTCTCCTTAGTTTTTTGTTTTCAGCTATTTCTTCTGCCTCTTTTGTTACTGTAGCGTATTTACCTGATTTGTACTTATGTTTAGGGTCTTTTTCTAAACTATTAGCATAATCTGTCAACTTTTTCATTGTTGCTGCGGGTAAACCTACTAATTTACTAAGGGCTTTTTTAACATCATCAGAAACAGATTTTTCACCTGTATCGTATGGGTTATTTCCTTTGTAACTAGTTCTACTGTCAAACTGTTCATCAAGTTCAACTTCTTCAGAATCAACTTCAACTTCTTCTGTTTCATCATCTACGATTTCAACATCTTCAGTTTCATCTTCTTCTTCAAAATTGTCTCCTGCTTCAAGTTCACCATCTGAAACCATATCAGCGATAACATCTTCGATAAATGTTTTTAGATCTTCATCTGTCATATCTTCGATATCTACAGATTCTGTATCTTCCATTTCCTCTTCACCTTCTTCTTTGCCTTCTTCGTATTCATATTTGTCTACGTCAGCACGTTCAGCTTCAGATTCTTCATTTAATGTTTCACCTTCTAATTCTGCTAAGATTTCATCTAGATTAATTTCTTCATCCATGTCTTCAGTCTCCATCATTGTTCTGTCAACTGTATCTCTTGCAGGAGCATATTCATCTTCTGCAGGTTCACGCATGTCTGTATCCATATCTAACATTTCATCCATTTTATCATCATCTTCATCCATTTCTTGAATCTTTGCAGCAAGCATAGATTTAAGGTGTGGAGTAAAAGATTCTTCTAGAGCAGCTTTAGCATTTTCTATAGCAACTTCTTTTACAGCTTTGGCGTCAGCAATAGCTTCTTTGAGAATATCTCGTTTTGCCATTATTCCTATATTTTAAATTTGGAAAGTACGTTTATTAAGAAACGTAATAGATTATATTAGTGCCAATGTCATATCAGATTTGAGGGAATGACATATTTGCGGGTATACGTATATGAAGATTCTTTAAAGTCGCAGGGGGTTTATTTATTTTAAGAATAATCTGGGTCTTTTTCAATAGATTTCAATAAGTTTTCTATGTCTGTATCTCCTGAATTATAAGATATCACCATATCTGGCTCTGATATTCTAGTTCCTACTTTATTACCTATTTTTCCACTTTTTTGTGCAGATTGTAAAATGTCTAAATCTTCAGGGCTTAATTTATTTACTCCATATTGCCAAATGCCAATTTTTGAGTTATAATATTCTTGTTGAGATTCTAATTTTTCTATTCTACTATTAATATAAGCTTGTACCTCATTTTCTATTTCAAAAGGATTTCCTTTTTTTTCATATCTATTTTTGATATCATATAATTTTTCTAAACCAAGACCATCTATGTATGGTTTTTCATCTATGAGATTGTTTTCTTTTAATAGCTTGTTTTCAGCTAAATATTTTTTTAAATCAAAATCTTTCATTTTTCTATTTTTAGTTTTCTTCAAGAAATGTTTCGTTTCCGTATTCACTTAAAAAATCAATAAAATTTTGTATATCAACGTGGGTTTTATAACTTGGTTCATACTCAGATTCATCAAATGCTGTAAATTCAGCATCTAAATCAACTTCATAACCAACTCCATTGGGGTGTCTTTCTCTTAAAAAGTCAATAAAGTTTCCTATTTCTTGTATTCCATCAATACTAGGATTAAAACTATATTCTGCCTCTAAGTTTTCAAATTTATCAAGAGCATCTTCAAAATCTATGGTTTCTTTTAATAGCTTGTTTTCGTTTAGGTATTTTCTTAAATCAAAATCTTTCATTTTTTATTTTTTTATTGTTTTTTATAATTAAAATATTGGGCAATTGCCGTTTGCACATAGTATTTCTGTTACTATAGTGTTAACTTTTACGTAGGGGTTAGTAATTTGTTCTTTACCTTCTTTTAATGTTTTCATATATGAGCCTGGATTGGATGGGGTTGAAACAAAATCCCAACATAATAATTCAAAATCATCTTGAACTTCCATTAGTTCACCATTTTGTTCTAGTGAACCCATTCCACGTGATGATACACCACAAGTAACTCCACTATCAATTAATGCTTTAAGTATGTTTCCGGAGGGTGTAGGTAATAATTCTATTTTACCTATTACATTATCTCCATCCCACCATACATCTTTTATATTATGGGAAACATTTTTTAAATTAATTACTTGAGATTCAGGATGATCTAATTCACCTGTTGCTCTGTTTTCTTTAATTAATTCTTTGTACTTATCTATTTCTCTATTCCATAAATCTCTAGAATAGTATCTACCATTACCATTTTTTACTTCAGCAGTAGCTAGTATACCTTCTACTAAAGGATTACCTCTTTCAGACATTTTACCTTCTGATAATATACCAGGTGCAGGTTTAAATAATTGTGTTTCAATAAGTACTTGTTTCATATTATTATGATGTTGAATGACCAATTAATCTTTTTATTAGGTTTAAATCAGAATCTCTACCTAATGCATTTTGAGATTGAATAACAAAATATTCTACAATATCACTAGCATCAAACTCACGTATTTCTTCATCTGCAAATATTGTTTGAACTGCATCTTTAGCATCTTCTATACTATTATAAGCTGTAGATATTTCATCTATAAGAGTTTGGAGTGCAGGTAAGGGCATCAAACCATCTAATCTTTGAAATACTTCGGGTCTAATGTTTTCTGATGTTAATTCTTTTTTTAGTTCTTTTGTCTTATTAATTAATTCATCTGTAGCTGCTGTTTTGGCCTCAATATCCTCAACACTTTCTTCATTTAAACCAAAATAATCCATATAATCCATACCTACAAATCCACCACCAGTTACAATACCACCCGCCATTGAAATTGAATGTTCTTTAAGTTTACCATAACCTGATGATTTGTATTCACCTTTTGGTTCTTCAGGTTCACCTAAACCAGGTACATCATTAGTATAACCAACACCTGCTTCTCCAAATTGTCCATTTTTAGTATAGTAAATAGAATCTTTAGCTAAATTTTTATAAACAATATCTAATAATTCTTGATCTGTTTTTCCTTCATTTTTAGGTTCTTTTAATTCACAGTAGTACCCCATTTGAATTTGACCAAAAATCATGTTATTAGGTTCTTTTTTATCTCCCTCATTATAAGCATGGCTTTGTGAACTTTGAACCATTTTAGATACTTTAGTTTCAGTAGCTTTTACACTTGGGGATTTTTTGGTTTTCTTTTTTGCTTCTTTTAAAAAGTTATCAAAAGCTGTTTCATATCCTTCTTTTTTCTTTTTTTCAAAAGGATTATTATTTGCT